TGTGAGAGCACCACGAGCCGTAGCCCGTGATGCCCCGATCAGGCGACATCCTCCCACCATGTCTGTGGCATGTAGAAGTATGCGCCCTCATGCCAGCCGAATGAGTGGTTGTCATCAATCAACAACCCTGTGCCGATCATGACCTTGCTCATTGCTCTACCTCCATGTCAGCGAGCACGAGTGGGATCGTGTAGTCAATGTCGTATGACAAGACCACGAAGTCTTCGTTGCTGGTGCCTACGAGCGACTTGAGTTCCTCTTCGCCGTCTTCGCAGTAGAAGAAGACCTCATCGTCACAGTTGCCCAGCGAGTCAAACTCACCGTTCCACTCGTTCTCGTTCCACGTGCCGAACGAGATGTACACCTCGTCCTCTGCTTGTGTGTCCTTCCATTGAATGATTGCCCACGCACCAATTGGTGTGCCGATGCCCGATACTTTCATTTTTGATTGATTCCCTTCTATGTCAACCAAGTTGATGATTGACCCTGTCGTGATTGGTGTTTCGTTGGTGCTCATTCTGTTTCCTCTGTTTCTTCGTCTTCGCCCCATTTGGTTTCAACGATCTCGTATAACAATTGCTGTAACACATCGTTCCCTAGTTCCACGATTCGCTCGTGGACATAGTCACCGACTTCATCCATTGCTTCTTTGCACTGGTCTTTTGTCCAGTGCGGGTACATGGCTTGAGCATCTGCCCAAGACCACCTGACCACAATTTCATCTTGTGGTAACAATTCAGCCTTCTTTGACTTTGCCATTAGAACTCTCCGTTTCCTGTGATGTCGTAGTTGATGTAGTCGTATACCTGTTGATTGATGTTGTCGTAACCACCGTTAACATCAAACACTTCCACTGCTCTGAGCCATGCATCGTCAGATACGGGCGTGCCGTCTCTGTCGGTGAATAGATCACGTTCCCACCAAGAGATGCATATCTCTTCGTCAGGATCAATCTCACTCAATAGTTCAATTGCTTTACTTACCTTCATGTGCCCTCCTTAGGCATTGTGTGAACATCGGATGATGTCCTGACGGTACACCAGCGGTGTGCCGATGTACCGTCAGAACACCACGGGCTTGCGCCCGTGATGCACTGTGAAGCGTCCAGTGAGGACTAGACGCTTCGGATGTCGCTACAGGCGCCGACCATGAAGGCGCCGAGCGCCAGTGGTCAGATGCCGTTGCCGACAATTGCTTCAATGAGCGCCTGAGTGATACTGCCACCCTCGGCTCCCATGTCTTCGCCTTGCCCAGTGAGAACACTGGAGACGACCTCGTGTTTGCTGTTGAGCAGTGCCCACATGCGATCGTCCAGCAGTGGAAGATCAGGATTGTTGCCCACACCAATCATCCACCAAGCGAGCACGCTTGATGTCTGACCGATGCGATGCGCACGATCCTCTGCCTGTGTGGCTTCCGCAGGAGTGAATGGGATCTCAGCGAACACCACGTGCGATGACGCAGTGAGCGTGAGACCGACACCAGCAGATTGGAATTGCCCGATGAACACTTTGACCTCGGGGTCATTCTGAAATGCATCTACCGATGCCTGCTTGGCTTCATCATTCATTCCGCCGATGACACGCACCACGCCGTGTGGCTTGAGTGACTCGGTCAACTGTGCGATGACATCCTTGTGATGTGCGAACACGATGACCTTCTCACCTTCAGCGACTAGTTGCTCAACGTGATCCACCACGTATGGCACCTTCGCAACACCGAGCAACTTGCGCAGTGCATTGAGGCGTGTGATGGTCTCAGCCTTGGATGCCTTCTGCCATGCCTCAGCACCGCCGTTGGCAATGATGAAGTCACGGAAGTCATTCTCGGCGTGCATGTATGCGTTGAGATCGCTGTCGCTGATCTCGGTCGCTACCTGTGCACGGCGCTTGGCAGGCAACTCGGTGAGCACGTCTGATTTGTTACGGCGCACGTAGCACGTGCCTCGCAACTTCTCATTCAACTCGGTGGTGTTGCTCGCACCGTTGTACACGTAACCCCAGCCATTGTGAATGGGATCGCAGTAACGGAAGCGGAACGCCGACTTGCCACCGAACACTCGGTCAAGCCTGCCGAGAATATTCAGCGGGCTGATCAATTCGTTCGGACGATTGACGATGATGGTGCCACTCAAGAGCGTGACGTATCCCTCCTCAGGGATTGACTTCGCAATGAATGCGATGCCCTTGGTGCGTCCAGCGTTCTCAGTCTTGGCACGGTGTGCCTCGTCAACGATGAGCGCTCCAAACTTGCCAGCCAACTTGGTTGACCAAGCGTCAATGTTTGAGTCACCGATGATGACAACTGATTCCTTCGGTAGTGCACCGACTTTGTTGCCCGTCACCACAGCCACGTTGAGCCATGGAGCGAACATCTTGAATGATCGGAGCCAGTTGATGCGAAGCGATGGTGGCACTACTACGAGCACCTTGTGCTTCTCACTGACTGCCTGCACTGCAACAGCGATACCGCTCGGTGTCTTACCGAGACCCATCTCGTCACCGATGATGACACGCTTCTGCTTCAACGCATAAGCGACACCAGCACGTTGGAATGGGAACAGCGGAACAGCGAGTTCCACTGGGCATTCGCCGTCATGTGCACTGCTCAATTCAAGCAACGCAGGATCAGCAATGATTGCTGGTGGTATGCGATGCAGTGAACCGAGCAATGTATTTAATTGCTCTAATTGATTACTCACGGTCTGACCTCCTCAGGTCTATTGGAATTGTGAATTGCACTTGCGTGCTCACACTCCACGAGATCGCTCCCATGGAATGTGAGCACGCCACGAGCGTGTGCCCGTGACGTGACCACCTAGAACCTGCTTGCGCAGTCGTTGCCGATGCCAGCCTTGCGTGTTGCTTCATCAGTGAGATGACGACCGCACACACAACAACGCCCGATCTCTTGACCGTAGAGCGTCATTGCCTGCTTGCGTTCATCCTCACTGAGTGACGTGATGCGCTTGATTGAATTGACCAAGCGCTCGCCACGCAACTTCTCGTCAGCGTGACCGCCGACCACGATGTACATGCCACGTTGACCCTTGAGGCTCGCATTGTGGTAGCCCTTATTGGTCTTGATCGCATAGAACACGAGATCATTGGTGCCCGTTGACTGCAACGCATAGAAGCCGTCCTTGACGTCAGCGAAGAGCGATTGCTCATCAACTGGCTTGGCGATGACTTCGGCTGAGCACTCACCAGCCTTGTGGAATGTCTGCCAGCCACCAGCAGTTTGAACGCTCCAGCCATGACCGATCTGCACGGTGTGTCCGCACAGTTGGCATGGCTTGGCGATCTTATTGACGATGGTGCGATCACCCTTAGGCAAGTGCTCAGTGCCCACCCGCTTGATCTCAATCTTTTTGATTGCATCAATGACGAGCGAAGCATCCTTGGTTGACAATGCATTCACGTTCTGATCTACGAGGTACTGGTCAACCCCAGCCTCATCAAGACCGAGTGTGACCGCACGCTCTAAGAGCATCGTGCGAATGAATGCCTGTTGCTTTGGTGTTATTGCTCCCATAAAACCTCCTCAAGTTTCAGTTAGGGAATGTGAATGGACTTGCGTCCTCGGAATGCACCGATGGGGGAACCGATGCACTCCGAGCACGCCATGGCTTGCGCCATGACTGCCCACTGCTGATTGCTCAAACGTATTTTGATGTGATGTCTGCGATTGCATTTGACAACACCTGCTTAACGTTGCTGTCATCGTGAACGAACAGCGTGAGCGTGTGTTCCAACTTTGCGTAACCAAACGCCTCTTCACCGACTGGGTAGAAGGTATTGGTGTGAGCCAATTCCTGATACTCAATGACGATGTCTACCGTTTGGAATGTTGGGTCATCGGACTTCGCAATGCGAATCCCAGTGACACGGTGGATACTTGCATCCATAGTTGACCTCCTCGTGGTCTATTTGGGTTGGATCGGGCATTGTAATGCCCTCAGTACGCACCGACAACGCCGATGCGCACTGAGGGCACCACGGGCGAACCCGTGATGCTCCCGATCACTCACACTCGTGATGCGATCTTCTCAATAATTAATTGCAGAGTCTCAAGGTTGAGACCCATCAAGTCATCGTTGAGTTTGTTCCATTGCTTGTCAGTAACCGTGGGGCTACTGATGTGTCGGACAAGCGCATTCACCTGCTGTTGCTTGGAGTATGTGTTGTCCTTCTTGGCTTGCCAATCAGCCTTTACTTCGGCGTCACGCTGTACCACGTATTCTTCAATGGTCTGACCGAAGTCTGCGTGGTGCCACTCAATCTCACGTGGTTTGACCCACGAGCGTGTTTCCAGTTTCACTGAAGGCAAGCGCTCGGGGAACCCCTCGTGACCTTCATAGCCACGATTGAATGTCTCGTAACGCACTGTGAATCTCACATCAACACGGGTGCCCGACTTGTGACCCCATTCGTTG